GAGGCGTGTACAACCGAGGTAGAATAAAGACATGGAAAAAAAGATAGGTAGATATTGGTTCGCTTGTGGACGCAAGAGTGGATTCGGTATTGGCTTTAATGTGAGCAAGTACGGTTTAGATATGGACTTAGGGTTTTGGTACATAGGGGTGGAGTTCTAGTGACAACGACGGTAGCAAAGAAGAAGCCATCCAAGCCTAAACCGAAAACGGGTGGCAGGGGATTGATACTTCTCGACGATTCTAAACGGGAAGAGTTAATCAATCTCATCGTGCTTGGCTTGCCAGTAAACAAGGCGGTAGCCATGGTGAACATTGCTGAGTCCACTTTCTATAACTGGATGAGCCGTGGAATGGTGGAACGGGATAGATTGGCAACGATTCCTGATGCCAAACCTAAACCCGAGGAGAAAATCTATTTAGAGTTTTTGGAGTCACTTACACGGGCGCGAGCGGAAGCAATCGCTAAAAAGGTGGCAGTCGTATCAAGTGCGGCGAGTCAAGGAGATTGGAAAGCATCGGCATGGTGGTTAGAGCGTCAGGTGCCTGAAGATTTTGGCAGGGTAGATAAGCAAGAGGTTCTATCTCATTCCGTGTCAGAGGTTAGAGTTACAGTCACCATGGGCGAGTTACAGGAAAAGATAGCCAAAGTCTTAGAGTCCCGTAAAACGAAAAGCGCTTAACTTATGACCGAGAGACTTCTCGATAAGTTCCTCGAAAGTGATTCCGTGAAACAAGCCGAGTTGCTTGCCATGCTTACACCTGATGAGCGTCATGCCCTCTTAGTCATCCTTGATGCTGAGTTGAATAATCCATGGGCTAGATGGCAAAACGACCCTGTTGGATTTGTTGAACAAGGGCTAGGCGAAACTCTTTGGAGTAAACAAAAAGAGATTTTGAATTCCTTGATGACAAATAAGAGAACAGTAGTTCCCGCTTGTCACGCGCCTGGGAAATCTCACCTAGCGGCGCGAGCAGTAGCGTGGTGGTTATCTACGCATCCAGCAGGAACAGCGGTAGCAATTACAACAGCGACCACACACCGCCAAGTTCGAAACATTATGTGGCCGCACATTCGCAGAGTTCATGCTAAGAATAACTTGCCTGGGGAAGCCGATACGGTTCAATGGAAAATAAATGGCACCGTAGTTGGATACGGATTTAGTCCAAGCGCTCATGATGAAACAGCGGTTCAGGGTATCCACGCACCTAACCTGTTGGTGGTAGTTGATGAGGCTGGAGGTTTATCAGACACAATCGGTAGCGCCCTTGAATCTCTCATGACGGGTGGCAATACCAAACTTCTTGTCCTAGGTAACCCGCCAACGGATACAGAGCAAACTTGGTTCGAGCGAATCTGCTCGAGTCCGCTTTACAATGTCATTCCAATCAGCGCCTATGACACGCCAAACTTTACTGGTGAGACAACTGGCAGATGTCGCGCTTGTCCTGATTACATTGAAGCCCATGATGTAAAGACGCACCTCGTAGACCAAACTTGGGTCAATGATGTTATCTCTGAATTCGGTGAAGATTCTCCATTCGTTGAAGCCCGTGTCATGGCGCAATTCCCTAAGTCGAGTACAGGCAAGGTCATTCCGTTCGCATGGGCTGAGATGGCAACAGAGAACGAGACCCCGCTTGAATCAAAGATAATTAAACTCGGAGTTGATATTGCCTCAGATGGTGGAGATGAATTCGTTATTGCTCGATTAGATGGTGGAGCAGTTAGCATCGTTCATCGCTCATCGGGTAAACAAAATGCCAACGCAGTTGATGTAGCAGGTGTAGTGATGAGAGAGATTGAAACCTGTATCAAGATTCATCAAGATAGAGAAGTTAGAGACAGAGTTCGAGTCAAGGTCGATACCATCGGTTTAGGTTGGGGAGTTGTATCTCTCCTCGATAGATGGGTCAAAGAGCGCTCGCTATCCGCTGACATCATCGCAGTCAATGTAGCCGAGAAGCCTAAAGACCAAGCCAAGTTTAAGAATCAAAGAGCAGAGATGTGGTGGAACGCTAGGCAGATGGTTCAACCTAAAGACGGTAAACAGGATGTGAGATTGAATGTAGATAGGTTCGTGCTATCACAAATGGCAGGTCCAACTTATACATCGGACGCATCGGGTCGAGTTGTGATTGAGTCCAAAGTTGATATGAAGAAACGGGGTGTCGCTTCGCCTGACCGTGCTGAAGCAATACTCTTAGCGCTCTATGAAAACAAATCAATCATTCAAAGCATCGCGCCAATATCCATTGGTCAATCAAACGAGTGGGGACAACTATGAGTCTTTCTGATTGGGATTTAGATTTAAGATACGGGCAACAGGGTGAGGTTTATGTCAATCGCCTTCTCACCTCTCCGATTGAAACAGTCGAAGTTAAGCGAGATAGGAAATGGTCGCGGACAGGAAACTTTTATATCGAGGTTGAGTGCTGGAGTGATAACACAAAATCTTGGTACCTAAGTGGCATCAATACCACGAAAGCCACGCATCAAGCCTTTCTTATCCATGATTCAGTTCTTATATTTCCAACAGCGAGAGTCAAGGAAACAGTCCGATTACATGGGGCTAGGGTCGAATGTTCGATACCGCCAAACTATTCTCGAGGCTTCTTGATTACCCCTGAGCAGATTCTTCAGATGACGGCTCACGAAGAAATTCGAGCAGTTGTTCCACAATAACCACATCTCGAGTTACGCCATCTTGAGTCATCGGGTGGGCGTAATCTCCAGCGAAGGCTTGAATTTCTCTAATTACTAAAGCGCGTTGCTCATTCATTGTCATCTTCGAAGTTCCAATCTACCTCAATCCATCTTGAATCAAGATAAGCCTTAACGGAAAAACCTAGGGCGATTAAACTGAAGGCGATTGCCAACCAATCAAGCATGAGAAGTCCTAACTCTTGAGAGTCGAATCCTCCCACGCTTGAGGTAAATAAACCAGTTACGCTTTGACCAAGACATTTTCAGGTTGGACATTAAACACCGATTCGTAAAGTAATTGTCCGCCTTCCCAATCCGACCAGTTGCCATCGCTTCGGATTTCAATATCCTCACCAAAGATTTTCTTAGCAAGGATGAGCGAGGCAGTCACGGCTGTGTCGTAAGGCTTTTCGCCTGTCTTACAGAATCCATCGTCATATCTCTCATCGCCAACGGGAAGCCCGATATAGAAAGTCTCATGCGCTCCAAGTCCTACGCCATTGAAACTTACATAATTGGATTCGTACTTTTCTTCTCCGATTGGGATTCCTGCTTCGTCAGCGGTGGCAGTTATCTGCTTGACCCCTTCAACGAACTCAACGAACTTTTCAGCCGATGGTTCCTCGTTGAATTTCCAGTAATGTGTGTACCCCATTTATGCTACCTCTTTCTCTAGGCATCGATTTCTCCACCAAGCACCCTCGAGAGTTTTTGCTGGAGTTAGAACATTGATAAACGATTCAGGAGCCTCGTAGTAACAAGGACCTTCTGATTCTCCTAAAACCTTTACAGCGATTTGTCCATTCTTACGCTTGGTCAAAAAGACACAGGCGAAGATTGAGTTATCCTCGAGTTTCTTTAGGGCTACATAGAAAGCCTTTTGCCCATATTCATTCTTACCCTCGAAGATTTTTACTGGCTCGTAAACACCATCATAGGTACTTTTGAGATACCAGTTAATAAATTTCTTAGTGGTGATATTGCTACCGACCTGAGTTACATCCCATCCCATTTATGGCGCCACCTTTCCACATAAATCGCAGATAAATCCTTCAGGAAACATTTGAGCAGAAATTGGTTGTCCTTTTTCTGCGTGGTCAAGGCAGACAATCGCATCATTTACTGCCTCACCCAAGTATTTACCGATGATATTCGTAGCCATTTATGCCACCCCTATTCCGAATTCTTCTCTCAATTCTCTATCGAACTGAGCGTTGATTTCATTTACAGCCCATTCGAAGTTTTCGACATGAGCGATGTTTTCTACATGAACACCTTTTGCTTTAGTGCCTGAGTAGATTTCATAATGACCATAGCCCTCGACTTTGTAAAGGCGATAGTTGCCAATCTTCTTGATTGCTTTCTGAGC